CTGCAAGCGCAGATCGAAGGCACATCGAGCCGCCGACAAAAGGCATTTGAGAAAGCGCTGCAGGCTGTTGGCGCTCTTCCCCCCGGCTGGGTAGCCGTGCCCGGCGAGCGCGCCAAACTCGACGCCTATGGCAACCACAGCGTCAGCGAAATACGCCAGATCCTGTCCTGGTTCGACGCCGCTGAGCGCGTGGCAGGCTCAACGCAGAACATGGGGGTTGCCGGCCGCGAAAGGCGCCGCAAAGGCACCAGGAAAAAGGCTGGCTGGGAATACTCCTACGCCAGACCCGGCGGCAGTCGATCTTTTGCGCGCAGCGATCAGACCTCGAAGCGCGGTACGACGCACAAGATGCAGCCTGGCATCTATCGCCGCACCAGCTACGCCCTCGGCAGCCGCATCGAGCCGGTCATCATCTTTGTGCGCAAGGCCGCTTACCGCCAGCGCTTCGACCTGTACGGCACCGCCCGCAAAGTTGCGGACCGCGAGTTCCCGGTCCAGTTCGACAAAGCGCTGCAGGTCGAGCTGGCCAAGGGGGGCGCGCGGTGACCGACGCAGCCCTCGTGCGCGGGTCCTTCCCAGCCTCAACCACCGCGGGTAATTCGAACCCCGTTGTTTCTCTAGTCACGGGCCTTTGCTAAGGGGGCTATATGTTTGATCTTGAAGCACAATTCAAGCAGGCGGAGTTTGGTGAGCTAGTCGGGATATCTCAGCCGGCTGTCTCGGACCTGCTCGCCCGTGGCGTGCTGGCCGATGGTCAGAGCGGAGGCGCCTGGCTCAAGCAGTACTGTCGGCACCTGCGCGAAATCGCCGCCGGGCGTGCGACCAATGGTGACCTTGATCTCGCTACCGAGCGCGCCCGCCTGGCGAAAGAGCAGGCGGACAGGATCGCGATGCAAAACGCGATCGCGCGCGGCGAGCTGGCCCCAGTGGCTGCGATGGAAGCCGTGCTGGCCACGGTCGGCGCCAAAGTCGGCAAAATCCTCGACACCATTCCCGGCCTCGTCCGCCGCCGCGTGCCCGACATCGGCGCCGACGTGGTCGAGCACATCGCCTCCGACATCGCGAAGTGCCGCAACAAAGCGGCCTCGATGACGCTGACCAGCCTTGAGGACGACGACGAAGGCGATCAGCAGGACCCGGCCGACATGCAAGAGGTCGTCGACGCGTGAGCGACCTGTCGAAGATCCAGCATGTCATGGCCGGCGCTCGGCAGCAAATCGAGCGGGCCTTGACGCGCGGTCTGCAGACTTGGGGCAAACCCGAGCCGATGTCGCTCGAAGAGTGGGCACGCAAGCATTTCTACCTGTCTGCGGAATCGAGCTACGTCGAAAAGGAATGGACGCCCTGGCCGTTCCAGCGAGCGATCATGGCCTGCATGTCGAACGACGACATCTACGAAGTCACGCTCAAGAAGTCGGCGCGCGTCGGCTACACCAAGATGCTGCTCGCCTTCCTCTGCTACAACGCGCACCATCGCCGCCGCAACCAGATCCTCTGGCAGCCCACGGATGAAGACCGCGACGAGTTCGTCAAAGCCGAGCTTGAGCCCGCGCTGCGCGACATGGCTGTGATGCGCGACGTGCTGCCGAGCGTGCAGTCACGCAGCAAGGACAACACCCTCCACTCCAAAAAGTTCGTCGGCTCGATGCTGCACACCAAGGGCGGCAAGGCTGCGAAAAACTATCGCCGCGTCTCGACCGACGTGGCGATCTGGGACGAACTCGCCGCGTTCGACAACGATATCGAAAAGGAAGGCGACCCCTTCACTCTCGGCCGGAAGCGCGTCGAAGGCGCCACTTTTCCAAAGTGCCTGAGCGGGAGCACACCCAAGCAGAAAGGCGTGTGTCTGATCGATACCCGCTACACCGCCGCGGACGAGCGCATGACGTACCAGATTCCTTGCCCTCACTGCGGCGAGCGGCATGCGCTCAGCTGGGGCGGCAAGGACGAGCTGCACGGGTTCAAGTGGCAAAAGGACTCCGCAGGCAACCCGATCCCGGAGACCGTGCGCCACCTGTGCCCTCACTGCGGCGTGCTGATCACCCAGGCGGAGTATCTGTCTGTTGAAGGCCAGGGCGTCTGGATCAACGAAGACAACACGCTGTGGCTGCACTTCGACGGTAGATTCACTCTGCCGGACGGCATGCCGGCCGAAGCGCCGAGGCACATTGCCTTCCACGTCTGGACGGCCTACAGCCCGGCCGTGCAGTGGGCGCAGATCCTGCGCGAGTTCGTTTCCGCGCGCGAGGCGATGGAGCGCGGCGACGACACCAAGATGAAAGCCTGGGTGAATACCACCCGTGGCGAGACCTGGGAAGGCGAGATCGAGCGTACCGACGCCGACGAGCTCAAGCAGCGCGCCGAGCCGTTTCCGCTCAAGATCATGCCGCGCGACTGCCTGCTGCTGCTGTGCGGCTGCGACACCCAAGGCAACCGCATCGAAGCACAAGTGTGGGGCTATGGCCTGGGCGGGCAGATGTGGACCATCGATCACCGCGTGTTTTTCGGCAATCCGGCGCAGGACGAAGTCTGGGTCGAGCTCGAAGAGTTCCTGTTTGGCGAGACCTACCCGCATGCCTGCGGCACGGCCCAGCAAATCTACGCCACCGCGCTTGATTCGGGGGGGCATCACACCGACGCAGTCTATGCCTTCGCTCACAAGCACAAGGCTCGGCGCGTGCACGCAATCAAGGGAGCCTCGGGTGCCGAGCGCTCGATCGAGAATGGCAATTCCAAGGTCAGTTTCGACTGGCGCGGAAAGCGTGAAAAGCACGGCGCCACGCTCTGGCTGGTGGGCACACACCTCGCCAAGGACCGCTTTGCGGCCCGTCTCGAGGTCACTCAGCCCGGGCCTGGATACGTGCATCTATCGGCTGACAACACCGACGAATGGTTCCGTCAGCTGGCCGCAGAAGACCGCGTTACCGTGCGTACCCGCTACGGCACGCAAACCCGATGGGTGCCCAACCGCAAGCGCAACGAAGTCATCGACATGACTGCCTACTCGATCTGGCTCGAAGAACGGCTGAATCTGTGGAACAAGTCTAAGGCGGCTTGGTGGAAACGTCTGGAGGAGACCGTGCAACCGGCAACCGTCGACCTCTTCGCTGCGCCGCCGCCCGCCCCTGAAATTACGGCTGACGTCCAGGCCGCAGACCCCGCCGCACTGCTGGCCGCCCTGAAGTCACCGTCCTCCACCGCCGCCGCTGATGCACGTTTCCGTGACTTGCTGTCCGCGCGCAGAGTTGCCCGCCATGGCTGACGGCGACACCCTCCTCGACCTGATCGCGCTCGCCAGGCGCGAGATTGACGATGTCCCGCCCGAGGCCTGGGAGCGCTTTGCCGCGCTCGCTTCGCTGCACTTCGGGACCCGCCGGATCTACGTCCCGGCGAACCGCAAGCGCCGCAACCTCGATGCGATCGCGGCGGCCGACGACGAGGCCAGCGCCGAGAAGATCGCCGCGATGCTCGGCGTCTCTGTGCGTCACGTGCGGCGCCTGCGCAGCCTGGGCTAGGTGGACATTTTTTGCCTAGTTTCGCCGCAGCCCGCAGCCGAAACTAGCGCATGCCTTTTGCCAACGTCCCCCCCACCCTGCGCGCCGGTGACTCCGTTTCCTGGAGCGCATCCGCTGACGGCTACCTGCCCGCTGCGGGCTGGTCGCTGAAATACCGGCTGCTCTGGCCTGCAGGCGCGGCCGAACTCGCCGCCACCGCCGCCGGGTCCGGGTGGTCGGTCGCACAAACATCCGTGCAGACGTCTGCATGGCCAGCCGGGTCCGCAACGCTGATCGCTCGCGTCGAGAAAGGGACTGGGCCGGCACTTGAGCGGGTCACGCTCGGCAGCATGGCCGTCACCATCCTGCCCGATCTGAACGCCGCGACACAGTACGACGGGCGCAGCCAGGCGCAGCGCGGACTCGACGACGCGAATGCCGCACTCACGGCCTACCTCGCCGGCGGCAAGGCCCATGTCGCCGAGTACGGGATCGCCGGTCGTCAGATCAAGTTCCGCAGCGTTGACGAGATCCGCGCGTTGATCGAGCACTACACCCGCCAGGTATCCGCCGAACGCGCTGCTACCGCGCTGCTGTCCGGGCTGCCACCGCCCGGCCGCATCTACTCCAGGTTCTGAGATGATGCTCACCAACATCGCCCGCATCTTCGGCTTCAAGCGCGAGACCTCCGCCGACCGTGCAGAATGGATCGCCGGCGCTGTGCGCAGCGCCGCGCAGGTCAGCGAAGCCGCGCGCCTCGCCGACCTGCGCACCGCGCAACGCTCGTTCGCCGCTGCCGAAACCCCTTCCTGGACCGACTCGTGGCCAACCGCCGGGCAGTCGATCAACAGCGACCTCGAACGCCAGCTGCCGATCCTGCGTGCCCGCGCACGCGGACTCGCCCGCAACAACGAGTGGGCGATCGGCTACCTGCTGCAACTCGACAACAACGTACTCGGCGAGAACGGCATCCGCTGCCAGGTGCGCGCAACCCGGCGTGACGGCAGCCCCGACACCGCGATCAACGACCGCCTCGAGGCCGCTTTTGCCGCCTGGGCAGACGACGCCGACGTCGCCGGCATCCCGTGGCGCGAGGTCGAGTCGCTCGCGCTCGCTGGCCTCGTCACCGACGGCGAGCTGCTCTATCGGATCCGCACCGGCGTCGGCCGCTACGGCGTGCAGATTCAGCTGCTCGACCCGGCGCTGCTCGACGTCGCGCTTAACCGCACCTGGGGCGGCCGGCGCGTGCGCATGGGCATCGAGATCGACGACGACGCGCGGCCGGTCGCGTACTGGCTGCGCGCGGCCAAGACCAGCGAAGAGGTGCCGGACGTGCAGAGCATCGGACGGCA